AGAACAAGGTTGGAGAGAGTATAATATAAATACCAAAGAAGATCTAACGGAGACAGAAGATGGATTGGCGTGATACTTATAAAAAAATGATCAACGAAGATGTTGAGGTTGAACAGCAAGAAGAAGAAGTGGTTGAAGTACCTACTCAACAACAAGATCCTCTTTATACTATCTCCTTGGCACTAGCAGTTCTCATGAATGGAGAGGACGATGGTGACTTGGAACTTGATGTACAAGCATTCTTGGATGTTGCACAGGCAATGAGTGATAAGTTTGATGAAAGAGTCTTGCAACTATCGCATCAAATGGGACAAATTGACAACCAAACCACCAAAGGTCAAATGGATAGGTTGCTTAAACTAAGAGACGATGTTTATAAACTTCTCAATACAGCAACAGAGAAGAAACAAGAAGCAATTCAAAAAGAACAAGAAGCAAATGCAGGTAAGATAGCTCAAGACAATGGCAGTGAAGATGGATTGGCTTAATACTTACAACCAAATGCTCAATGAAGCAAACGAGGAAGAACCACAAACACCTGCTGAGAAAATAGATGTATTGGACGACCTTCTCTTTGAAGTAGTAACTGCTCTTGGTGTTCTTCTCAATGGTAAAGATGATGGGAAGCAAGATGAACAAGCAAAGGACTTCCTACAAATGATGGACGACTTGAGTGATAACCGTTTTAGAGCAAAGTTTCCTCAAGTAGTCAAACAAGCACAGCTTCTAGATAAAAGAGAGAAGGGCAACAATATGGTAAAGACCAAACAAGCACTTGTGTCTTTAGTTAAACTCATGACAAAGGCAAAGAATGAAAAACCAGAAGATGCTACTCAAGGTGATAGCGGAGAACAATGATAACATCTATGCCGATGTTTTAGTTCATTTCTCTGACAAAGACGACGAGTGGGTATTGAGGGGACGTTGGCATGGGTATGATAAAGAAGCAAAGGGTTATCTAGAATTACCTGTTAAAGGCTACCTCCAAAAGTTATACCACGAAGATGAGGTTGGGGAGCAATTCACAGAAAAGTTCGATAAACTTTCAAGAAAAGAAATGAGACTCATATGGGATTATCTTCAGAAACAAGATTTCGAATTAGAAGATATAAATAACTAAAAAGGGTGAGATTATGATAAACGAATATATTAATTATGTAAAAGACTTGAAGGTTCTAGAGGAATCTTTTCTCGACTCACTTGACTCTAAGGATGTCTTGACTGAAGGTAAATTCAGTGATTTTGCCAATGTACTCAAATCAGGGTGGGAAGCAGGCAAAGAAACAATAAAGAATAAAATAGAAGACATGAAGCAAGGAGACCCAAAGGTTATAGCAAAGGCTAACAACCTCCTCAAACAAAACGAAAAGAATGGGAAACTAATAAAAGCATTCTCTAAGGTATTCATTCATAAAAAGAGTCTCAAACCCCTTCTTAACATCCTAACAACACACGCAGACACAAAAGCAAAACTATTGGGTGGGCAATTACTATGCTTGTTGTATCTAACTCAAGGCAAAAGAAACCCAGCAAGTGGTAGTTCTTGGGAAGACTCATTAGATGCATTACTTAACCACCAAGACGAAAGCATCCAAGATGGCGCTATGCAAGCACTAGCAAGGATAGAGTTGGCAGTAGGAAAAGCAGAACAAGAAGCAGAAGCCACTACAGAACCTTCACAAGAGCAATAACATGAAATCTGAATTCGTTAATCTAGTAGAAAACTCAAACACATTGAATTTCAATTATGAGTTTGCTTCTCAACAAGACATGGAAAAATACCATCAAGTTATCTCTGATCCCAGAAAACGTGAAATGGAACAAAAGGCCAAGTTCAATGATGACGAGAAAGAATGGGAAGATTTCTTCAAAGTATTCAATATCAATGGAACCTTTACTATGGGTGACAAAGAAGTCACGGATCTAGGAATATAAAGGAACTATCATGAAAAAAGAATACGTAAACTTAGTGGAATCAGTAAACTCTCGTAGAAAGTACCAATTTGACTTAGAATCAGATTCGTTGGATTATAATCCTGCATACGAGAAAGGTAAAGTATATGCAACCTCTGAAGAGAACTCAGTAGAGGGCAAAGAAATCAAAGTCTTGGCTAACTTGTTAATTAAAAATGGCGTATCTCTAATCGACGCAAACAAACAAGCTATTACAATCGACACTTTTGATAAAGCAAGAACGTTAGTTTGTAACACCTTCTTCAGTCAAGAGGATGGAGTAGAATTAAACATTGAATTATCACCAGATTATGGTTTTGGTGTAAATGTTGATTATGACACAGGAAACCCAGAGGATGGAGAATTTGGATTTAGAAGTGTGAGGGAGTTAGGTTTCATGTTTGATAAAATACAAATAGATGTATCTGACGATGAACTATCACAACTTGAGCAATTTGTTGATTTGCTAATGACTAGTAATAAAAATATAGAAAGAATCGATGCTCAAATAGAAGACGAGTTGGGGTCAGAATTTGTCGAACCTGATGACTATTCTGATTACGAATATGATGGTCGTTTCGACTAATTCTAAAAATAATTAAAAATAGCACTTGAAAAACTAGATTTAGGTGTTATACTTATATAAATAAAGTTACTTAATAAAAAAGGTCGTATTTTCAAATGCAAGTTAAAGGACAGCAACTATCTCAATCATGTACCAATCGCGGTACGGGGGATATTATGCCGTCTTGGTCCGTGGCGAGTAGAAAACATAATTATGAATTTCTCTCGCACGGGTCGTTCTTTAACATTGTCAAGAAGTAAGAACGACCCACAAAAAAACAATCTTACAAAACTTCTTGACAACCTAGAGACTCATTATATAATGTCTCTTAGCAATGGGTAACATTGCAAAAACAAAACATCGGAGTATAGACCGTAGCTTGGTATCGGGCCGCATTTGGGGTGCGGAGCTTTTTAATAGCCTCGGGGGTTCGAGTCCCTCTACTCCGACTTAAAAAAAAGAACTTGACAAACAGGGAAACCTTAGTAGAATGGTTCTTCCACTTTAGAGAGAGTGGTTTTAGTTCTTTGACAATTTAGGAAAATGGGAAGGTTAGCTCAGAGGTAGCGATCCTTTAAAGAGTGAGAGTGTCACCATGTACCAAGTGGCAACTTCTGGTAATAGGAAGGAGCGAATACTGGACGCTAGGTGAAATCCCAGTGGACAAATGACGAATCTCTTTGGTGTAGCAACACACCTATTTTCCTAAATTATTTAAGAATAGCATTTGACAAGGTTAAACCCCTTGCTATAATGGTTCTTGTTCTTTGACAATTTAGAAAAGTAAAACTAACTTCACATTTCGGGTAGTGTATGACGTTCGCACAGGCCCTTGCCTGGGTCCAGACACGATGCGAGTTCGTGCGAAGAGTGTAGTGGAAACGCTGGTTAGTTGTAAAGATGAGAGTCCATGGTAATTTCATCTTCTTTATTTACTTTTCTAAATTATCTGAGAACTAGATAAGTTCTTTGACAATATGGAGGTACTGGGTATTTAGCGAACCCAAGGAGCTGTAAACTCCCCGCGTACAAATAAGTCTGTCTCTGTGCAAATCAGAGTGCCTCCACTTTTGAGTAACCTTTCGTCCACATGGATCGTCGGGGCGAAAGATTCTTCGGAATCTTTCTCTTTCAACACAAGATCGTGGTTAGGTGTAAATCTTAAATGATCTTTAACAATTGATGTTTGTAAAAAAGGATGGGGATGAAACCTCTGGTAGGTGAATTCCCCATCCTCATGCGCCACTAGTGTAATAGTAGCACAGGACTTTCCAAAAGTTTTAGACGGGGAGCGTAACCTCGGTGGCGTGCTAATTTTAGGATAGTTAACAGCAAATATTTCTATTCCATGCAGAATGTCGTGAGTTCGAATCTCACCCGCAGCGAAAGCTAAGGTAGCTCAGTTGGTAGAGCATCCGCCCAAGAAACATGCTATCCGTTTTTTTAATCCCTTAAGAGTGTTTTTGTCAATTTTCACACTTGGATGGGATTCTTCTCCTTTAAAATGATGGAGGGGAAATTGACTTTGACGATATTAATTGGTCGTTGAAGAGGGGACAGCATATACAATGGTATATGGAAAACCCCTTCCTAGATATAAATATCTTTTATGCATCCAAAGAAAAACCATCCTAATGAATATATAAAGGTTCAAAGTGACGAAGATCATCCTTTGGTGAGAGCAATGAATCGTACAGGATATGGTTTGGAGGATGTCGCAGCACTAACGTGTATAGCAACCTTTAGACTGCGTAAGATAATAAATGGGGATGAACCTACCACTCAAGAAATGACATGTCTTGAGCAAGTTCTTCCCGATTTCAAAAAACTTTTAGGATAACTAACAGCAACTTCAACAAACTTTCATTTGGCGAAATAAAATGTTATCCGTTATTGGGGACGCATGTACCAAGGCTGGCGAGAAACCCTTGCGAGGTTTCTGGAAGAGTTCGATTCTCTTCGTTTCCACTAAACTATAAATATTATTGCATTAACTTAAGGTAATAATATGTTTTTTGTTCTAGGTTTCTTTTCAGCGTTGCTAGTGATAGTCATGATTATAGGGTGTTTCCTTTTATCTGACTTAGAGGGGAGTTTATTGAAACTACTCAAAAAACAATTGAAAAAAATGGATGATAAAATATACAAGGTTAAGAATGAACTTGAAGAAGTTAAGATGACAGAAAAAGTAGATATTCTCAATCAAATATTGGATACAATCGATGATTATGAAACAATCAAACACCTTGAAGAGAATAAAGAGAAGGCAAAACAAAGTAAAGAAAACGCACAAATTAGACAAGTTGGGTTAGATTTGATAAACGAAGATGATCCAAAGAAAAGAAAAGAATTAAAAACATTAGGTCAAGAGATTGCCGATATTGATCCTGTTTTAGTTATTGACCTTCAAGAAGAAAGAAAAAAAGAACAGGAAGAAATAGAAAAGTTTCAAGAGAAGAAAAAAGCAAGGAATAAAAAATATGCCCAGACTGGGGACGATTGTATTTGATCACCACAATCGGTCAAAGTTCAATTCTTTGGATGGGCTCTATCCGTTGGTCAACGTAAATGACACGTTTCTTTGTTTACGACAAGATCAAAGTGGTTTTTTGCTATCCACAATAGTAGACCCTAGTGGTGGCTGGGAAATGTCGTGTGGGATGGGATTGTACAGTCCACATACACACAAGGGAGTTTGAGTACAATAAGCCAATGATAAGGTGTATGAGTTTCTTCCTTGCCACAAACTATAAAACTTTAACCCCGTTTAGCTTATGTAGTACAAGCAACTGTTTGAAACGCAGTGGATTCTGGTGCGACTCCAGAGGCGGGGACTTCTTGGACAATGTTGGCCTATCCATTGTCGTTACAATTAGGTGATGTAGGGAGATGCATATCCCAGTCATTTAGACGGGTCAGATATTTCGTAACACAAACGTGGTAACAGCATTGGGGAGTTGCTCCCAGGGGCATTCTTGACCCTGTAACAAGATCGATTGTGTTATAAGATTGTCGTTTGGGTTGTCCGATAATGAAGACTAGAGACTCTAAGGGGAGATCTACCCATTGTCTTTAGGCAACCTTGCTATTTCGTTTTTCATTGTTTCTCGTAAAATGATGACTTTGCCCTTGAGGTTCATGGGATTTCTTACAAGGTGAGATGTAATCATCTTGGAAGTTAGGGGGTTCTTCTTCAAAACTCCACCATTATGCACCTATAGTTCAATAGCAGAATAAAAGTTTTGTAATCTTTAGACCTCGGAGCGTTACCGAGTGGGTGCTCTATATGAGTGGAGAAATGGTAAACTCCCAACGGCAGTTGAGTGGCTCGTTCGATTCGAGCAAGTAGAAGGGCACTTCGAAAACTATGGCAGCAATGAAGGTTCGACTCCTTCCTCATATACTATTAAACAAACAAAGCGGGTGAGAAGGGAAAGTGACCTCCTCTGCCTCATAAGCAGTTGACTATCCGGTGAGCGTTACCCGGACCCGCAACTAACTAACACAATGCACAGTAACATACTTAAGGTTATCGTGCAAAAAAAGTGTTACGATTTTCAAGGTAACTAACAGCAATTTAAACAATCAAATCTGAAACTTGACTTATATGTTACCTGTTTCATAGGGGTATGGTATAACGGCTATTACAACTGGTTTTGATCCAGTTAATTGAGGTTCGACTCCTTGTACCCCTACTTGATATTATAACGTGATGTAACTCAGCAGTAGAGTGATTCTCTGATACAGAATTGGTCGATGGTGCAAATCCATCCATCACGACTCAAGCCCGATTAGTGTAATGGTATGACACGATCTGCATTTTTAGGAATCATTCTAGAAAGTATTCCTAGAGAGCATTTCGACATGATCTAGAACATGGTCATAGCACGCTCTGGAAAAGAGTAGAGGAGGTTCAATTCCTTCATCGGGAGCCTATATCCTTTCACGGGGATAATCGTGACCCATCAAAACGTACTATGATGTCCCTTGGTCGGAGAACTTTGTGCGTGACTTTGTTAGTTTGAGAGTAGACTAACAACTTATATTCCTCATTGGTGAATTAGTATCATATTCGGTTGTTACCCGACAGTGCCTGGAGCGTTACCAGGATGAGGAGCTTTAACGTTGCAATAAGCAACAGCAATGTCGCAAGACATAGCAGAAAACAACCAAAACAGGTCGAATATGTTGGCATGGTGGTTACTATACACTACCATGAACGAACAATGCCCCAACATAGAACTCTTTGACACTTTTCATAAACTCCAAAGGGTTAGTCACACTTTACATGGTTGTGAAAAGAAAACAATTATGAAATCGACGAAGATAATATCTGATAAAATCCTCGAAAACGAAAATGATTGTCCTTACAAATATCTTGATGACTCTAAAAAGTGTCAATTGTGTTTGTATAAAAAAACAAGCCTTCGTAAGCCATTAGCGAGCTCTCATTCTTAGAAAATGAGGTTGACTGGGTGCGATTCCCAGCGAAGGTACTACATGCCTCCTTGGTGTAACAGACAGCATAAGAGTCTTCTAAACTTTTGGTCAAGGCGCAATTCCTTGAGGAGGTACTTATAAATAAAGATATGTCATTTAAAAGATTTTTCGAAGAAACGCAAGTAGCAGAAGATAACAATGCTATCTTAGTTCACAACAAAAGAGCCAAGTTCGCAGAGAATATCATCAATGGTAAAAAGACCATTGAGACAAGAGGTGTTTCCATAGAGAAATTCCCTATGCTAAAAGATCAACCTATTGAGTTGGTTACTTACATAGGGAAAAAGAAATACACAATAGGCAAGGTGGTGTTTAGTGAAGACAAAACTTATCCTATAAATGACATAGGGTTTAAAGAGTGGGAGAAAGATCGCCACCTACATATGGTTCCTGAAGATAGCGGATTCGATCTTAAGAATAGACCTAATAAGAATCCTAGATATGGGTGGATGGTTATTGATATAGAAAAGTACGATAAACCTAAGTTATTCCCCTATGATTTTCCAAGAAATGGAATTAAAGTCATAAAGTAAAAGAGCGTAAGACCATCAGAGAAGTTGTGGATGGTTATAAAGCAGGACAAGGCAAATTCCCCAATAGTCCTGTTGTGGTTGGGGTGAAACTTCTCAATACGGACCGTTAATTCAATGGCAGAATAATGGCTTTTTAATCCATTCACGAAAGTTCGACTCTTTCACGGTTCACTAAATCCAGTTTTAGACATTGTTCTGGATCCCCCCCTAGTACGCCATACTCTGTCGGAACCGGATAAACAAAAACAACAGTCTGGCCAATTGGTGTAAAAGTAGCACAGATCCCTGTCCAGGATCTGGAAGGGGAGCGTTACCCCTATTGGTCGCTAATTTCAGGATAGCTAACAGCAATTACAAACTGCCTCTTAAGCCGTATGTCGTGAGTTCGAATCTCACCCTTAGTGAAAACTTCGGTAGCTCAGTTGGTAGAGCAACGTAAAAATGTTATCCGTTTCATGTCTCATTGGTGTTAGTAGCAGCATAAGAGCCTTCCAAGCTCAAGGGGCGAGTGCAAATCTCGCATGGGACTTTTATAAATAAAAGTATGAAGAAAATACTTTGTGGATTATTAGCGTTTATCATTTGTGTTGGAGCAGCCACACAAAGAACAGGTTGGTCTTATAGTGGTAGAAATACCTTTAGACTTAAAGAGGAAGCAACCGCAACTCTCTACCATGATCCAAAGAGATCCCATCCTTATGATGCATATACCGACGAAGAACCTATCTTCATGAAACATTTAAAACCAGGAAAGTACGTTTTAACTGTTGAAGGTTACTATCATATGGAGTTAAAATGAAAAGATCACTTTTTATATTAATGTTCTTTTTAATGAACACAGGATATGCATATGGCACAGCAAAGTACGAAGTTGTTGAGTCACCTACCATTGAAGTAGGGCACGTATTAGAACACACGCAAGTCTCACCTATATTAAAGGTGGAAGACGATGGGCTTTTGAGAGACTTTGAAGGCAATGCTTTCAAGATAGTCAATGTAGAAACACCATCAAACGAGGAAGATGGGGGTAATCCTTTACTCTATGCTCTCCTCGTCATCATTATCGTTTTAGGGTCGATTTTCTTGACCAATAGGAAGAAAACATGAAACAAGAATATGTAAATTTAGTAGAATCATCCAACCTTTTAGAAAAAGCATCTGAATATCTTTTAGAGGGTCTGAAAAGCACAGATAATCTAGAAGAATATTTAAACACTTTCACTATTGTGAATGAGGGCATAGGAGATACGATTGAAAAGTACATCGTCAACAACCTTCAAAAGGTTCTTGCTTTTCTAGTTAAGGTACTTAGAGAAAAAGACGTTGAATTATCTCCTGAAGAACAAAAGTTGGCTAAAGCATTAGAACTTTACACTAACTCAATGAAAAGCAAGGATTCAAGTTTTGGAAAAGACCCTAGTGGTTCCTTATCAAAAAGCATTTCAACAGGTCTTGGTAAAAATACAGGTATTTCTTATAATTAAACATTGACAACCTTTTTAGGGGTGTATAATAAAGGCATCCTATTAAGAGGTTAGACATGTTAGAAATTTATCTTTATATTGTGTTGGTGGTAGCCATCACCGATATGTCATTGCTATGGTCAGTGAGACACAAAGATTTCACCTTTTGGAGAATGTATTATTTCCGTCCAAGTATTGCAGTGAAAATGGGTTTGGGATCTTTTTTGATTTTACCATCTTTAGCAAGTATATTTCATTCCATTTACTATCACATCTATGACAAAGATTTTTGTGAAGAATGGAGTGATAAATAACAGGACACTCCGAGTTATGGTCGGATAGTGGGGAAGGGTGCCCCATGAAAGAAGTGGAGTCATAACCACAAAAAACCACTTCCTATGGTATATAGGGGGATTAGCACAACCTTAATGCAAAACAGAAACTCCCAGGTAGTCCCTGGGTAGTTCGGGCATCTATTAGTAAGATGCAATAATATTCCCAATGTCCTTTACGAAAAGGTTCAGAGGGTTACGAGCAGAAGTCAATGTGTTTTGTGTGCTTTCTTGGGGTGTTGGTGTAATAGCAGCACATCAGTCTTTCTAACTGAGAGCAGGGGAGCATAACCCCTACACCCTAATAACATGCGTCCTTGGTCCGAGCAGTCGAAGGCACGGATGGGTCACTTTTCTGTTAAAGTGCAATATTGATATCGCACTTTTATAAATAGTAGTGTAGTAAGGAGAATCTATGCACTACTTAATTTATAAAATAATGAACACTATTAACAACAAAATATATATTGGTTGTCATAAAACAGACGATAAAAACGATGATTATATGGGGTCAGGCACATTACTAAAAAGAGCATATAATAAATATGGAGAGGCGCATTTTAAGAAAGAAATACTTTTTGATTGTGAAAATGAAGAAGAAATGTTTTCCATAGAAGAAGATTTAGTAAATGAAGAATTTGTTTCAAGGTTAGATACATATAATGTCGCACTTGGAGGAAAATGCGGTAGTTGGTACTACGCTAATAAACAAGGGCTTAATAATAAAAACGACAACGGAAAAAAAGGAGGAGAAGTAACTAAAAAATTATTAGAAGACGAAGAATATAAAAAAGAATTCCAAGAAAAAGTTTCAAATGGATTAAAATTATATTTTAGTGAAAATGAATCTTGGTGGAATGGGAAAAAACATAGCAATGAAACAAAAAAGAAAATAGGAAAAGCTAATTCAGTACACCAAAAAGGTGAAAAAAATGTAAATTTTGGTAAATGCTGGGTCCACCATATTGCCAAAAAACAAAGTAAAATGGTAGTTCTTGAAGAACTTAATCAGTGGATATCAAAAGGATGGGAGAAAGGAAGGAAATTAAAATTTTAATACATGCCTCTGTAGCCAAGATAGTCAAGGCAGTTGCCTGCAAAGCAAAAGATCGTGGGAGCGAAACCCACCAGGGGCTCTTATGGAAGATAATCTGTGATAGTGATCAGTCCATGTTGGAAACATGGTGGACGTAGAAATGCGTTGGGGAGCGTTACCCCTATCTTCCTCTATGTTTGGGGTTCGAAACCCAAATAGAGATATCAAGGTCGCTCCTTGGTATCAGTGATAGTGTCTTGGAGTCCACCGCTTGATTGAGGTGACAGGTTCGATCCCTGTATTATCCCCTTATTATGGAAGATGTTGCAATGCGGGCATTGTCGCAGTTTTGAAAGCTGAGGATAGTCAGGGATGGCTATGGGGTTCAACTCCTCCGTCTTCCACTATGGAGAGTAACTTAAGGAAGTCCTTGACTCTATTTCGAAAATAGATGGATGTAGGGATGCATTTCGGAGCGTTACCGATGCTCTCCTCTTCCGCCCTGGTCCAAGGCCTGCTTAGCAAAATTGGACTTTATGGAAGATGAACTGTGATAGTGATCAGCATTCCCTGCTAAGGAATTGGGTGTCGTGAAAGGCATTTCGGAGCGTTACCGACTTCTTCCTCTCTTGTCTCCACCGACAGACGGACGAATCCCTACGAAGGATTTAGGTTGGGTGCGATACCTAATGGAGATACTTATGGTGATGTGACGGCAACTAGCAGACCTGATACGTTGAGAGCGTATCGTTTGGGAGTGCAAATCTCCCCATCACTACTTTTTATTGTATATGTTGTTCATACGATCCTAAAAACGATCATATATGATTTATAATGATGGTATGTTTGATTATCGCATAAAACCATTCGAATTTAGTCCTGACTTGGTTAGACAAGTATGGGCCTCATTCATCTATAAACAAAAGCATCCTAATGAAAAGATAAAAGTCACAGGGTCGCATAATTTCCCCAAGGAAATATCAAAACAATTCGCAGATGAATATATAGTAAACATGGATTGCGAACCTACTAAGACATATGATTTTTTAATAGACTCGTTCAATAGAAGTTATACACCTCAAGAGGTATCTAAGTCTCTTGCATTCCCAAAAGCAGAAAGAGAGATCGATGAGAAGTATGTTTGCTTCATACCTAACTTAGCAGAACGTTGGCATCCAAGTACCTATGACATAGATGGTAGAACAACCAATGCGGGTGGGATAACAGTTCCATTTAAATATTGGTTGGAGTACAAGAAGATTGTAAATGATAAAGGTTATAAGGTATATGTAATGGGCAATACGTTCGATGTGGGTTATGACAATATACCTAACTATAGAGACTTGGGTGATTATCATCTTTACAAGGATACTTTAGACGACCCCGATTTCTTATATAAGCAACTTAAGATTATGAGTAATGCAGAACTCACCCTTGGTATGGGAGGAGGTAGTTACATAGCACCTATATTTGGTTTGCCATGCATCTCTTCTGATGTGCATTACAAGTTGCATTTTGGTAACAAAACTAATCTTAATAATATACATCTTGACGTATTTGGAAACTTTGGTATTAGTAGCACACAACAATGCTTTACTATGTCAGATAAGTTTGTCAAATCTTGTCTTGATAAAAGACTTTAATATATTATCGTTTTTCGTCATATGATGGTGTTTTCCTAAAAACAGTCATATGATAGAGTTGAAAGAATCTAAAAAACACAAGGTCCGTTGATGTAATAGCAGCATTTCTCTTTTACATGGAGAACGATGGGGAGCGTAACCCTGACGGACTACTTTATGAGGATGTGGTGAAATAGTATCACATGACCTTGCCAAGGTCAAGTTCTGGGAGCGTAACCCAGTATCCTCTCTTAACGTGGTGTATCTCCTCTGTTTCATATGCAGTAGAAAGAGTAGTTAGTTACACGAAGGTGCAAATCCTTCCATCACGACTTTGGATGTAGCTTAAAAGTAAAGCGGTAGACTGTGAATCTATAGAAGTGGGCGCGTTACCCATCATCCAACCTTTAACAAACATCAATTATAAATAAAGACGTAATTTAAAGGCACCATTAATGCAAAAATACGTTAAACTAGTTGAAAATCTTTTGAGTGAAGTTAAGATTGATAAGACATCATTAATTAGAAAGAAATTTGTAGTGATGGTCAAGAAAAACTTCTTGGGTAATGACAATCTTTTTGTCACAGAAGACGATACTTTAGAGATTGGTTCTGACGATGTTAAGGCGTTTTTCAAGTATAAACTTTTAGATAAACAACCTGAAGGCATCAAAGTAACCAATAAAGGAATTGCTTGTGCAATGGGAGTAGACGTTAACTCTAATGAAGACGATTCTAACTATTCCGTTGACACATTAAAGGCATACGCAGAGAAGATCTTTGCTCCTAATGATTTAGACAAGTTTAAAAAATGGATCATTGCTACTTCTAGTGGCATTATAAAAGCAGAAAACGTATAAAATAACACTTGACAACATTGCTCCCCTTGGTATAATATAATCAAAGGAGCATTCTATGTTTTTATTTAGCCAAGATAACCAATCGTTATTGATTAATACGGAAAAAGTGTGCGATGTTTATCTATACCACTATACGAATCAGAATGAAAAAATAGTCTATCAAATAGTTTTTCAATATACAGAACATAAAAAATCTTGGGATTTTGAAACAGAAGATAGAAGAGATGATGTTTTCGAGGAAATAATTAGTCTATTAAACACAAAGGTGATACTATGAAGCAAATAGTAGTTTTCTATGGTTACAAAGGATCTGGTAAAGATACTTGTTATGAAATCTTGAGGGACATCTACTTTGATAGAAAGATCGAATCTATGACCGTTGGTGGTAAGATTCGTTCCCTCTTTGGCAAAGACCTCCAAGTTAAAACCATAGAGAAGTTAAGCTTCGCAGGTAAACTTAGAGAGATTGTTTGGGATCTATTCAAAAACAAGATCGTAGACAAGAACCTCTTGAATGGTTCCATAGAACAAAAAGAAACACCCATAGAAGGTTGGGAAGTTCCGCAAGACGTAAAAGATTCTTGTGGGTTTACTGAGACGTATTGGACGGGTCGAAGACTACTTCAATGGTTTGGGACGGAGGTTTGCCGTAATGTTTATCGTGATGTATGGGTGGATGCTTTCGTCGATCAATTGAAAGAGTCTGACGAAGATGTTATTTGTATTACAGATTGTCGTTTTAGAAACGAATACGAGACACTTAAAAATCTTGATAAGGATGAATTCGAGGTTAGTTTTATCCATGTAGATAGATCAACAGATGACAATGAATACAGCACCCATGCGTCTGAAAAAGACCTAAAGACGTTTGATTGTGATGTGAGAATTAAGAATGATGGGTCTTTACGTGAATTACAAGATGAAATTACCAAACTGAGATTATAAATACCTTTGTTCTCTAAAGGTTTAAAATGAAACAAGAATATGTCAATTTGGTTGAAAACGTCAATAATCTAAAAGAATCACTGACACCCGTTCAAGGCACCTTTCATAATTATACACGACAACTGCCTGGTGGTCCTCTTCATACAGGTCCATTGGTGATAGCATTGGGTCGTAATGGTGGTTATGCTTATGAAATATTAGACGCAAACAAAGCACCCACTGGGTTAGCAGCGATCGTCGAATTTGAAGAGAAAGTCGCAATCCTTCGTTTTGATGGTGAGTTCAATGGAGCATCACTTAAGAACGCACAAGAAATTTGGATGGATAAAGTCGATTACATCAAGAATGACAATGAACACGTAGAGGCTGTTAGACAACTATGCGATGTGTTGCTTGAACTTATAAATAATCCTAAAGGTGAATAAATGAAACAAGAATACGTCAACTTAGTAGAAAATATCAATAGTGTTATGCTACCTTCTGATTTTAGTTCGGATATTAACAAATATTCTACTTCAAAAGGCAACCCTTTATTCGTACCTTCATCTGTATTTTCTCATAAAGAAAACGACAAAAGAAAAAACATAGGTGTATTTTTCCTAGATGCTCATGTAGATGGAAAGCAACTAATATTATTCATCGACCATGAAATTAGTTCTTGGTTTGTTCTTAAAAATCCTAAGACAGGTAAAATGGGTTCAAATAGTTTCGTTAGTGATTTAGAACGTAGTGGTTATGAGAATATCCCAGAAGATCTTTATGTAGCGAGAAGTGAACTAAGTATGGATGGAGAACTAGCTACTCCTGACCAATACAAAGCACTTCTAAAAGACGCAATTGATTCTATCATACAATTAGGTTTCGAAGTTCCTGGGCAAAGTCCAGAATCAATACCTACAAAAAACCCCCTTGGTGGCACTGGTGTGTCAGATCACTCATAAGGAGATAACGTGAGTTTCGCAGATTTTATAGTAGACGAAGAAGACGGTAAGAAAAAACGTAAGCAAGTCGAGGACGTTATCAAGAAGGCAGTTAAGAGCAAACTCATTGACGTAACTGAGACAGAGGATGCTTGCATCATCAACTTCGAATCTAACGATGAATTAGTTATCAAACCTACTACATTTCAAGTCATCGTGACTTTGGATTATAGAAAAAAGATCTATCGTGGTATGATAAGAGCAATCTATGTGAATGTCGTTAAGCACACAAACTCATATAGAACAACAGACAGCATTTGCATAGATATACACGAAATGAATGAAGGTGAATTTGCCAAAACATTGGATGGCATCAAAAAACATTTCGAAAAACTTTGTTTGACAAACTCATAAGAGATCTATAATTCTTTCATCTACTTTAAAAGGTGAAAGATGAAATTGTGCAAAGACTGTAAGTGGTTCGAGGAACTATCTGAGGTATAAATATTTACCATGAACCGTGTTAAATTCCTCAATCTTCTACAACTAAAAATCATAGAAGAACATTATGGTGTCTCGTCTCGTTACGAACCAGAGGCATTCCATGGTGCTTTTATGGAATTTGTCGAACGTAAAGGACCACAAACTCTCAGAAAAGTATTTGACAACTGGGAGCACAGAGTACAATATTATGTAGAGAAGAGACATAACTATACACACAATGAGTTATGCGAAATAAAAAAAGAATTAGAGAAGTACGAAGAAATTAAAGTTCTATAGGTTTATTAAGGAGAAACTATGTATCCTATGACGGTTGAGTTTAGTAGAAGTGGTTATACCACAAGAGATGGTGATCATGTGAGGACGTTGATTTGTCCAAAGCATCGGTTGAAGCAATGGAATCAGCAGTATTATAATTTTTCTAAAGAGTTAGCCCCTAAGCATTTGATGGGCTATTTTAAAGAAACAAAAGAATCAAAAACGCACTCAGCATTGGCTAAGAGAGTGTGGGATGCCTTTTGGGAAGAAGGGTGGAGAGAGAAACTATAATAAAGTGGGTCAATGAGGCAGGTTATTGTAAGGTTGCCTTTCTCTTTGAAGAAAAACCATATCTACTTTTTAGGAAGCAGGTGTGGGATAAGGAACTCATGTATGGGGTTCCTAAAAAGAAGTACGCAAACATCAATGTTGAAATAGCAAGAGAACTATGGAATACATTAAGCAAATTACACAATTTTAAAGAAATGGAGATTGAATATGAATGACCGTAAAAGGTATTCTCTTATTTTGAACAAGAGTTTTCAACCTTTGAGTGTCGAAGGAGTGAAGAAGAGTCTGGGTTACCTTATTGGTGATGAGGGGAAAGCAATGGACCCTAAGACTTACGAACTATTCACCTTCACTCAATGGGTCGAGAAGAACAACATTCAAGATGTAGACTCTACTATGCGTTCAGAGAAGTTGTGGATCATGATCCCAGAGATCATCGTCCTTAACACTAACTCTCTTCAAAAGAAGAGAACCTCTCTCAACATTAGTAAGAGGAAAGTATTTGAACGAGATGGTAATAAGTGTGGGTACTGCGACAAGACACTCACAAGTGCCAATCGTACAATCGATCACGTCATACCTACAAGTCGTGGAGGAAGAAACTCCTATGACAATGTAGTTGCTTGTTGTGGTGCATGTAACTCTAAGAAGGGAGACAGACTACTCAACGAAATTGGGTGGAAGGTGAGACATAGGTTGTACTCACCAGAGACCAACCTTCTTTACAGAGTTCCTAAGAGCAAGCGAATGAAGTCTTGGGAAACTTTTGTAAAAAGTTCTTAGTCTTCGAGATCGTCTTCGTCAAGACTGTCAGAACGTTCACCCTTGAATCTCATGGACCAACCATGTTTTGTAAGAGTCGTTAGTGCGGAGAGAAGGTCTTCATCGGCATCAGCAAGTCCAATGATACCTTCGTCTTCGTCAGTACCAATCTTACATTTCATTTCGGGACTAAATATAGTCAAGGAACCCTTATAGAACTTGGTTCTATCACGTTCATTAATCGTACCACAAACAGGGCAAATAAACGTGGGTTCGTCGATGTCCTCACAAGAGACAACGTTCTCGCATTCTTCACAAAGTAAAAGTTTATAATCCATACACATATTTATAGTATCTAACAGTATAATTATTATATAACAAAAGGGAGATAATTTATGAACAAAGAAATATTCCTAGCTTGTGATATGGATGGGGTGCTTACCAATTGGGAGGGGCATTTCGAAGATCGAATGGGCTACCATTACCTAACTATCTCAAGGAATGAGAGTTACAAGGTGACTAAGACTTTCCCTGTTGAATGGTGGGAAACGATGCCTTGGATGGAAGATGGGAAAGAACTATGGAAATTCCTATCAGACAACTTCGAAGACCTACACATCTTAACTGCTCCCACGCAAGACTCTGAGCAAAAGTCTGAAAAAGGGAAGCACCTTTGGTTAAAGAAAGAGGGGTTTATCGAACAACTAGGGATTGACAATATTCACGTCGCCAAGGACAAGCATCTATACGTCAAAGAAGATACAGTTAGTATTCTCGTTGATGATACCCAGAAGAAAATAGACAAGTGGAGGGCAGCAGGTGGCATTGGTATTTTGCATACAGACACCAAATCTACCCTTCTAGAACTAAAGAAGCATTTGACAAACTATAAATAACAATTATAATAGTATTTTTAATATGGAGAAGATTCAGTGAGTTTCAAAAACTTTTTGTCGGAAGAAGTATCCGTCAAAACACCCAAACCTAATAAGATTGATTTTAAGATCAATCTCAAACAATACGATGAGTTCTTTAAAAGTTCTGTCTTAAACCAAAAGAAAGAGCTTGTGAAGAGAATCAACGAAGGCAAGGGAGAGATACCTGTATTTTGCTTAGAACTCCAAAAGTTCTTCATGGTAGAGGTTTCGCAAAAGAAACTCAAAGCAAGAGATCTTAAAAGTAGGGAAGACAAAGAACTAGCAGGTGCTTTGTTAAATGGGATCATTGTCTCAGAGCACAAGAAAGGCAACGAAGATGTTGTACAAGCATTGTGTGAGATGAGAACAGGATGGGAAGTCCCTTCTATGGTTTACATCATCAAGAATGAATTTGGAAAAAACGTCCACCTTAAGTAACCTAGACGAGAAACTAAGTCCTAGTTGTGTTGGTCTAAAAAGGGACCAAGTAGTAGAAGAGGTAAAACACCCTTATAAGGGCAAGTTCTTAGATGTCAAGGCGTAAACCCATTTTCTGTCATAGGGTTTATAAATAACTATACTCAAGGGAGATAATGATGAATGGTGACTTTGTTAAGTTAGTAGAAGACTTCAATGGCGATTTTATAGCGCATGAAGATGAAGGGGCTAAAGAGTCATTGTCCCAAGAAGAACAAACGTTTCTTTTTAGAGGTTGGTTGCTTGGCAAAATGGCTGATGACACCGACTATTCCAATAATCAAACAGTAGATGTGGTCGAAGACTTTAAAGATGATGTGGTTTCTTTCTATAGTGAGGAAAGCATTAGTCTTGATGAATATGAATTTACTGAGATTATTAAGTCCACGAAAGAAAAACTCTCTGATGAAGAACCTGATCCTAATGTAGCAGACGATGAAGATGGGGATGACGAAGTGGTAGCACCCATAGAAGAACCCACAGAAGACGACGAGTTAGTGGCACCAGAACAAGACGACGAAGAAGAGGAGAACGTATAATGAGTTTCAAGACATATTTAAACGAAAGGGAAACTAAAACCCAAGACCCTAAGTTCGATGATAAATTAGAAGTTTTGATTCCTTATATCTACAACACATTCTTAAGCAAAGGTAGAGACATCGACGCTACTATCGATAGTATCTTGAAGGGTGAGGATGTTGAAGACCCCAAAGCAGAAAAAGAGATTAAACAAATAGTCAACTTCAATAAAGTACATTTGAAGAAAGAAAAGAATAGTAGTGGCATTAGCAAAAAACTAAGAGTTTTCGTTAACCAACTAACTAAAAAATTAGAGGACACCATAAACTCACCACTCACCTTCTTGGGAGACAAGAAGATCTCATCATCAGAAGAATGGTTTAAATATAAAAAAGAAGATGGAGCAGATGGTCGTGCTAGAGCATCCCAACCAAAGACCGACTTCTACGACGAGACCGAAACAAAAAAGATCTCTTATAAGAACATGGGTGGATCTAAGGTTCTATCTGGTAAGAACCAAGAGTATCTAAGTTTGGTATCGACTACCGTATATAAGACTATGGATAGTATGCTAAAAGAAAGTTTCGATGAACTTTATGGTACATTCAAAGAGAAAGGAACATCGTTGATCCGTGTATCTAGTAAAAAGTCCATCAAAGATATTGATAAAATAAATAACGCATTGGCTTTCGAAGCGGAATGGCAAGGTCTAGATCAATTCGTTGGAGATGGACATCAAGTGAATCTTGAACTCTTCGATAAGCAAGGAGAATCTTACTTTTTGAAAAAGATACCAAGTGAGGCATTGAATGGTTTAAGACCTGGGCAACAAAAAAATGCCCTTAAGAATAGAGAACTACTTCTTAAGTCTTTAGATGATGATTTCTCTGAATATGTTAAGGTTAAAAGTTACCAAGACGCACACGTGGAATTGACATCTATCTTTCAAAATTTCTTTAACAAAAATGAACACATGAAGATGTTTAAGAAAGAAATCCTCAAGGAAGCAATTACAGGTAATTTGAAGTTTGGTGAAGAATCCATTAATGCAGCCAATCATATCATGTACACCTCTCCTACCGATGGTTTTTCAATAGTGAAAGAAATCAATGACGAAGTATTAGATCAATTGACTAATGTATATGAATTTGACTTTGCGTTCAAATCTGGTCATCCTGGACAATCGTGGTCAGAGATTAGATTGGGTGTAAGTGGTGAAGACGAAGAAAAGAACTTCAAAGGTTATCACAAAGATTTCAACGCACAACTTAAAAACGTAGATGGTGGTGAAAAAGGAAACCTAGCATTAGTTGATCCTAATTTAGAACTAGCAGGAGTCGAAGAGGGTTTTACTTTCCAAGACTATATGGAAATGTTCACCGAAGAGGCAGAACTCAAAACATCTATGCTTCAAGAAGGTCTTCTAGATTCAGCAACTTCATTCGTTTCTTCAGTGAAGACAATGCTAAAAAATCTTTGGGTTAAATATGTGGATAAGATGATCAAAGTCGCAACACAAAGTATCCAACACTTCTTGGCATTCTTTGACTTGGATGTTGAAGTGTCCTCAACGAGTCAAAAAGACTTCGAACGCATTCTAGAAAAAACATTAACTCAAGAATCATGAAATTCTCTAAGTATCTAGAGGAAGTAGCAGACCTAGACTAAAAATCGTCTTCGTACTCAGTAACCATTTCAATTAAATCTATAAAAGTTATTGACGATCTCGATCCTTTACTAGAATTGTATTTAGAGGGAACCATCTCAAGGTTGCACAAATGTGATGCCATGTCTGGTGGAATCCCTTCATCGTAACACTGACGAATAGATAATTTATGATCAAGAGACCAACCTTTACCGCGAAGATCACTGTGTTCAATCCATTCTCTTCTAAAGGTTTTCTCCGTGAGTTTACGGACCTTTTCCGAGTAAACCAACCACGAACCACGTTCTTCTTCGTTTTTGTTTAAAAAAAACACTTGATAACCTTCATATACCTATTATAATAAAACCATACCATTTTTAAGGAGTATAGATTTGAGTTTTCTAAATAAGTTTTCCAAAGATACACAAGAAGTTGCCCGTTTAGCAAGGCAAATCGCAGAAGACAATAGACAGACCTATATTGGGTCTACCCATTTCTTTATGGGCATCCTAACGCAAAGAGATAGCTTTGCATGTAGCATTTTAGAAAACATGGGGTTCGACACCACGGAACTTTATAATGAAATGAAGAAGATACTTATCCCTGAACCAGAAGCAACTATCCCAGATGCACTCGTATTTACACCAGAAGTCAAATCTATCTTCGAGGTGGCAGAACAGGAAATGGAGAAAACCAATTGGGACTACATTGAACCAGTGCATGTTCTTATGGGATTGCTAAAGTTCAAGGATTCTGAAATCAAAGAAACCCTCAAAGGAAGTGGTATTACTTACAAAGAAGTAATGAGGGAATACAAAGAAGCAATCAAAGAAGGCGAAGAGAGTTTGGAAGAAGCAGACGAACTCTTTGGAGCAGTCCAAGATGGCATGGCTCGTAATAATTCTTCTAGGAGAGGTGGATCTACAGCCACACGAAGACGTAAGAAGGCAGATGTGTTGGCATTGGATACCTTTGGACGTAACCTAACAGCACTTGCTAGAGAGGGCAAACTTGATCCTGTCGTTGGTCGTGACACAGAGATCGAACGTGTATGGAGAATCCTAGCAAGACGTAAGAAGAACAACGTTGCACTTATTGGTGAACCAGGAGTTGGCAAGACGGCAATCGCAGAAGGTCTTGCGAATTACATTGCACAAGAAAAAGCACCTTCCAAACTATCTAATAAGGAAATCTATCTCCTTGATGTTAGCGGGATGGTAGCAGGTTCCAAGTATCGTGGAGATTTCGAGAAGAAAATCAAAGCAGTCATCGATGAATGTCGTGAACTAGGTAACATCGTCCTATTCATTGATGAAGTACATACGATCATTGGGGCAGGTGGTGCAGAGGGTTCTATGGATGGGGCAAATATCCTCAAACCAGCACTTGCTAGTGGGGAACTCCAAGTCATTGGTGCTACCACGACAGAGGAATACCAAAAGAACTTCGAGAAGGATTCGGCATTAGTAAGAAGGTTCCAAAAACTCGTTGTAGAGCAACCTGATAAAGAACATACCATTGAGATCCTTAAAGGTCTTCGTAAATACTATGAAGATTATCATGGAGTGAAGTATGGCAACGACATTATTGACCTTATCGTGGAATTGAGTGATAAATTCATCACAGGGCAGTTCGAACCAGATCGTTCCATCAACACACTCGATGAAGTGGGAAGTAAGTTAGCACTCATGGATGAAGATAACAAAGAAGTGTCTCATCTAAAGAAGAAATTAAAGAGTATCGATCTGTTCATTGAAGAGATGGTATCCATGCAAGAGTACGAAAAAGCAGGAGACTACAAAAAGCAAAAAGACTCTTTAATCACAGAAATCGATCAACTCATGCTAGAGAGCAAAGTGGTTCGTGATGTTACCGAAGAAGATGTACGTGAGGTGTTCTCTCTCATTAGTGGGGTGCCAGTGGAAAGTGTCAATAGCAGTAGTGATGACGCTAAAAGGTATCTTCATATGGCAGAAGACCTTAACCAACAAGTCATTCACCAAGAGGAAGCAATTGAGGTCATCTCGAAAGCAATCAAGAGGAAGAAGGCGGGGATCGAAGATTCCACCAAACCAACAGTTCTCATGTTCACGGGACCAACAGGGACAGGTAAGACGTTTACCGCTAAAAAACTTGCCAATTTCTTGTTTGGTGATGAGAAGAAACTCATATTCTTGAATGGAGCGGAATACTCAGACAAGACAGGTGCCAATCGTTTGAAAGGTTCAGATCCTGGTTATGTGGGTTATGGGGAAGCAACCGACTTCGAGCAAGTCAGAAACAATCCTTACTCAGTGCTTCTTGTGGATGAATGTGAGAAGATGCATAAAGATGTTTGGCATACTTTCTTGAGTATCTTCGAAGAAGGGGAACTAAAGACTGCCAATGGCAAGCACATCAACTTCAAGAACACAGTCATCATCCTTACGTCTAACATTGGTAGCGAACTTTCCAAGAAGAAATCAATGGGATTCGATCTTGGTGCCGATGAGGACAAGAAGCAAGAGAGAAAAGACAAGTTCATGAAGGCAGTCAAGGATTACTTCAAACCAGAAGTCTTCAATCGTATCTCTAAGATCGTTGTGTTCAATGACCTTGAAAGAGACGACCTTCGTAGGATTGTAAGCAACGAACTTCAACCAATGAAGGATGCCTTGAAGGAAAAGGGCATTCGTCTAACAGTCACTAAGAAGGCAAGTGATCACTTGATCGATCATAGTGATGACAAAGATGGTAATTTGGGAGCAAGACCACTAAAAAGAAGTATCGAAAACCATTTAAGTGATGATATTGCAGATATTGTCCTCGAAAAGGGAGAAGATATTAAGTCAATTAGTGTTAATGCGACCAAAGAGGGTCTCAAAATCACCACTAAATAATATAAATACTCTAAAACTAAGGGTGAATTATGGGCAATGATATGACAGACATGGATTTTTTCTTGAGAAACTTACACGAAGCATTGGGTGTAGGTGATGAAGACAATCAAGAGGTGAAGGAAAAGAATTACCTTGAGACCGTTTCCATCGAAGAGGCAAACAAGATACTCTCTGAAGACTGCTCAGCATACCAAAAACAGCAACTAACGTATCATCTTATCGATAGGACCGAGTTGCAAGGTAAAGAGGGAGATTTCTTTGTTTATGACCCTCTACAAGCAGATAGACCTTATAACAAACTCTATAATGTCATCATCATGGATAAATCGGAAGGGTGGAGTGATTATCCTAAGAGAAAGAATGCTATTGTTTGTTATCCTAACAAGGATAAGATCACAGATGATGGTGTTACCTTTGTTGTAGTCCCTTTTGATAGAACTCGTTTGGGTGTCGCACCTAAAGAAACCCTTGACGATAGTTTTAACAACGTATCCATTAACTTGGGTATGAAGTTTGAATACTTCAATCGTTCTTTTAATATTGTCTTGAATGTATTTAATAATCCAGAAGGCACATACGAACCAGATACAAAGAAACTTACTCTAACAAATGAAAAGTTTTACGATCATTCGTATGCAGAAGCAAAACAAGCAATGCAAAGAGCAGACGAGAAGATGCAATCCGACGAAGGCAAGCAAGTCGTTGCAGGTATCTTAGCAGAACCATATAATAAAGAGACCGAAGCAAACGTCATTTCTATCCTTGAGTATCTTCAAGCAAAAGGAACTACGTTAGAAGAGATGATTAATACTCTTTTCGATCCTTCCGAGAATAGTTTCAAGCACATGCCTTTCAAGAATTTCGTCGTAGGTGAACTCAAAGACAAAGAGCTTTGGTTCAACAACAAGGCACTTCTCGTAAGAGAATCTGAGTACGAAACACTTCAATTCCCAGAACATGGGTTTGCTGACACATCAGACGCTTCAGAAGGTGGAGAAGAAGAGTTTTCTGACGAAGAACCAACCAATGACGAAGAAGAAGTAGTAAGTGATGAAGAACCTTCTAGTGAGGAACCAGAAGTATCTAATGATGAAGTTTCTGATGAAGAACCAGTAGAAACAGAAACGATCAAAGACGAACCTTTAGAAATTGATGATGGTCCAGTGGACGAACCTTCTAGTGAGGAACCAGAAGAAGACGAAGACGAGGACGAAGAGGATAAGATCCAAGAAGAATCTTATTCAATGAAGACATACAAAGATTTAATCTAAAGAGATTGACAATGAAAGGTTATTGGTACAATATATTTTTGTATTCTATAATATTTCTTACATTAACAATATTAGTACCCTTGGCAATAATGAGTGAGGTTTATAATTATGTCAACCGAAATAGAAACAAGAAGAAAGCTAAAACTTAGAAGACCACCTAAGTTCTGTAACGTCTTCTACAATAATGATTTGACTACGTTTGATGCGGTCATTCATATTTTCACAGAAGTATTTCAATATACGGTAGAGAATGCTATGGATAAAGCGCATGAGATTAACAATACAGGTAAAAGTGTGGTCTTTATAGGGTCTAAAGAATCTTGCAATCTCAAGAAAGATTTAACCAACGTAGAGATTACCCGTTTAGGGGAAGTTCATAACATCCATATGTTAGAACATGATGTCATTATTTACGAGGACGAAGAGGATGCCTAATAAGTTCATTTGGTACAAACATAAAGTTGCAGGCCCATTCGAAGAAATAACCGATGAATGGATCGATAGGTGGATGGAAATAGTAGATGATGGGAAAGCAGATGGAGTACCAGATGCCGAACCTTTGACCGAGGACATGGAGAACTTCCCAGAGGAAGCACATATCTTCCATCACGATGACGATAACGATAATACTATATTGGCTGACATCATAGGAGTCCCTGGTAGACTAGCACACGAAGAACCAGAAGAATATATAGAGAGGGTCATTAGTGAGAATTGGGTAGATATCTTGGATGCAGTGAAATTTGACATTGCTATGGAGACTATTGATTGGAGTGTTAATAAAGACATGACAGTTGAGGAATTCTCTGTAGGTTGGACCAAGGTTTATGCAGAAAACATCATTAAAACATTAGGGTTCGAAGACATCCCACTCCTATAAATAATTTATATGTGACATTATAGGTCTAATGTGCCTATGGTTTAAAGACATAATAAAGGAGAATTGTCATGGAAGATAATATCACCGAAGAAGAACTCTTCGAAGAAATTGAACTAGAAGAAAAGGACGATCATTGGATCAAAAAATATATTCCTGTTTCTCTATTATCATTCGCACTCCATTTGATGTTGCTTTTTATTATTAGTCTAATACCAACTGAACATAGAGTTGATGAACAATCTGTTACTGTGATAACCACAATCGAAGACCCAATTGTGGAAGACGAGATTGAGGTCATACCAGAAATCACCATAGAACCTGTTGAGGTTGAAGTTGATCCCATTGAAACTGAGGATGAACCAGTTGATGAAGAAATTGTTGATGTTGTCGAAGATCCTGTTGAATCATTGAATGATAGCATGGAGGAGGTGATGGATCTTATACCAGATGATGTGAGTTCAGATCCTAACATGAGTGATCTTGCAACGATAGGATTGACAGGTGGACCTTCGGGTGGTGGGGGATTGCCTTCTGGGATGAAAAACAGATCTGGTAAGAATAAGAATAGAGCAGTCAGAACTGGGGGTGGCAGTCGAGCAACTGAAGGATCAGTGGATGCGGCTCTCAAATGGTTGGCAGAACATCAAGAGAATGATGGGTCATGGATTGCTTCTAAGTATGAAGGTAGTTCACAAGCAGACTTGGCAACTACTGGGTTAGCATTGCTTCCCTTTCTTGGTGCAGGACACAATGAGATGGCAGGGAAGTATAAGGATACTGTCAAACAAGGGATCAAGTATCTCAACAAGGAAATGGATCTGCTGGAGGGTAACTACAAGGGAAAAGGATTCTACAACAACTATGGAGTTTCTATTGCTCTAATGGCGATGTCAGAGACAACAATCTTTGGTTCAAGTGACAGGACAACCAAACATGCTGAAGGAATGGCAAAGTATCTATTGGATCAATGGAGTGGACAAGGATGGCACTACCACAACGGTGGACAAGACTTCTCTGTTAGTGGTTGGGTTGCTCTTGGTTTGAAATCAGCAAAGTCAGCAGGACTATATGTGATGGATTCCCCAGAGGCAAAGAAGATGTTTCAAGGATACAAGGACTGGACTGCAAATGTAATGACTGATCCAAAGACAGGGAAAGGTTTCTACCAACCAAATAGTGCAAGGTTGAGTATGTCATGGGTAGGAGGCTTCCAGAAGCAATTCCTTGGGTTCCCACGATCTGATGAGTTCCTACAAAAGGCAAGTGAGAAACTTATTGAGGAAGTAAAGAAAGGATCATTGGTTGGCGGTGATAATCCTGGGGACGTTTACCAAGTTTACTATGCTACATTGATGGCATTCCAACAACAAGAGGATGTATGGAGAGCATGGAATCCTGCAATGAAGAAAACTTTGATTGGTTCACAGCATAGAGGTGATCCGAAGCAACTTGGAGGATCATGGACCCCAACCAAAGGGCATACCGGACACAAGGTTGGACGAGTGGGAACCACTGCAATGTTCGCACTTTGCCTAGAAGTGTACTATCGTTATGACATGATGCTTTAGCACTTGACATTGTTTAGTTTTACTATACAATACTTTAATGAAAAGACATATTAATTGGAATACATTGCATGGTCTTTGCGAAGAACTTGCCGAAAAGGTAAAACATGCTAAGTTTAGATCAGTCTATGGTGTGCCTAGAGGAGGCTTAGTCCCTGCTACCATCATCTCTCATTATCTTGACATCCCCCTCGTTACAGAGTTGGATGAGCATGGAGGTGTTTATGATGTTCTTGTGGTTGATGATATTGCAGATTCTGGCAAAAAAATAAAAGATTTTGACTATAAAATAAGAACAGCAACTCTTTTTGTGAATGAGGAAAGATGCAAGCATTATCCCGATTTCTTTGTAGAAAAAACAAGAGATTGGATTGTGTTCCCATTTGAATACGATCACAAAGATACAATTTCAGAGGTGAAGTTCCATGCAAGACGATACGCATAGTTACATTCTACAAGATCAAGTTAGACACTTGAAACATCAAGTCGAATATTGGCAAAAGAAATACGAAGATCTTGAAGAAGAAATTAAACACAATAACTGGGAGAGAGACCTTGCTAATTAAACTCTACTTTAGCCCCACAAGATGTAAATGGTTTCTTGAACATTTTGGAGAACTCCCACACGTCGAAGTAGAAGACGTAATAGTTCTTTATACCGATATGTATCATGTCATCGAAGGAAGATGCCACCAAGAAGAACTAGAAGATGATTCCATGTTTCTAGGAGAGGTTGAAATGGGGCATTGCGCATTTTACGTCCCTAAGAAGTACGCAGATATTGGGGAGAAAAACCCATGACAAGTAGTGGTAACATTGGGGTGCCCAATGAACCCTCAGACCACCTAGAATTGTTTTATAGGCAATATGGGATCACAGACCCTGAAGACAAGATAAAGACCCTAGAAAGGCAACTACAGCAGTTTCCTAACCATGCTATGCCAAGAGATCGTAGACTTAGGGAACTAGAGCAAATGGCAAGAAATAAACTAAGTGGACAAGATCCACTCGCAGGGGAACGTCAAAAGCAAAGAGGCAAGTTCCAAGACCTTTATAAGCAAGTAGACGACAATCCAGTAGATGGTTTAGAAAATGCTGGTCCCATCCAAAGCGCAATCTTGGGTGGAAGGATACAAATCTCTAAAGAAGGGTTTGGAGAATGACCATCCTCTTTTTTGGAACACGTTTGCAGTTTGAAAGGTACAAAGAATCCATTCGTAATCACTGTCTTCTAAGTAACTACATCATTAAGTTCGACTCCAGGGATTACTTCGAATATGAGGCTGTGAAAATACATAACATCGATCCAAGAAGCGACCCAGAAAATAGGTTGCGTGGAATGAGAGCAGATCGTTTAGTTATAGAGGAGGCTCCTTCTAAAGAGTGGCACCACGAATTAAACATGTGCTTACATGCCAGTCGATTCTAAAAATAGCATTTGACAATGTGGTTCTTGATGCTATAATTTGTTCATAGGGATAAGATACAGCAAATATATCCAAACGATATGAAAAGTCGAGGGTTGTTGGAAGTCGAACTTATCCGTCACTTAGACGACCAACATCTCCTTGCACCCAATACGTTTATTTCATTCTATACTAACTTACAGGAGGTCAGACATGACTCAAACAATGAATGGTGAAAATGCCCTTAGTGGAACTGGACGAGAGACAGTAGATCTCTTCTTCAATATTGGTTCTGCTAGAAACGCACAAGAAAGGGTCGAGGGTCTTTTTGATAAGGCACTCCAAAGTGAACCTGAACTAACCGCTGCTATCCTTGCTTGGGCAAGAGACGCAAGAGGTGGAGCAGGGGAAAGAGAAACCTTTCGTAACCTCCTTCGTAAATTGATCAAGGTGGATCAAAAGTTAGCAACCAAGTTGCTCAAACTCGCACCTACCTTGGGCCGTTTTGATGACCTTCGTTCTGGTTTCAACACCTCTCTTGAGGATGTCGCTGTCAAGATTTGGGCAGATGCTATCGAAGAAGGTAATGAGTTGGCACACAAGTGGGTCAACATCAAGAAAGACCACCGCCTTCGTAAGCACATGAAGATGTCTAACAAAGAGTTCCGTAAAAAGATCGTCGCAGGAAGACCTAACATCGTTGAGAAAAAGATGTGTGGCAAAGAGTGGGTGGATATTACCTACGAACACGTTCCTTCGGTTTGCATGAAAAAGAACGCAAACGTATTCCGTGCTCATGATGGCAAGAGATTTGATTCTTGGATCAATGACGATGATGCTAAAGTAAATGCGTCCGTTCTTTTCCCTCATCAAATCTACCAAACATGGAAGCAAGGTTTGTACTCTAATGACAACAGTGCTCAACTTGCTAGTAAGCAATGGAAGGCACTTGAAATGGAGATTGGAGCAAACATCCTTCCAATGGTTGACACAAGTAGTTCCATGGACTGTACAGCGTCCAAGGGTGTTACTTGCATGGAAGTTGCTATCTCTCTTGGTGCTTTCTTGGCACAAAAGAACACAGGGTCTTTCAAGAATAAGTTCTTGACTTTCTCAGAGAAGTCTACTCTTCAAGATCTCCCAGAGACTGATGACGTAGGACGAGTATTCGAATCACTTCGACGTTCCGATTGGGGCATGACCACTAACTTCCAAAGTGCTTACCAAGCAATTTTGAACGAGGCAGTTCAAAGTCAAATCCCAAAGGAGCAAATGCCAGAGTACCTTGTTGTTCTTAGTGACATGCAATTCGACGAGGCAACTGGTAGTAATAGAGGTGCTTGGAGACAAGTTGATGTTCCTTCTTATGAAACCGCTTTTGGTAAGATGCGTGTAGCATTCGAACAAAGTGGGTATGAGATACCAAAGGTGATCTTTTGGAACCTTAACGCAGGATACGACAACTACCCATCATCATCTACTCAAGATGGTGTAGCCTTGGTGAGTGGATTCTCTCCATTTGTCATGAAGGCAGTTGTTGACGCAGATCTTGATCGTATCTCACCAGAGTCTATCATGGTGACTACAGTTGAGAAATACCAAAAGATGATCACGGATGCTTAAGACGATAGGAGATATTTATTATCGTCTTAGTGGTCTAGAGAAGTTACGGGCATCTTTAGGTTATGGGGAGAAGTGTACTATGCTTGCCACTTTTCCCCATTTTCATATCGTTGTTTTCTACTCTGCTTTTTGTGATTACAATTTTTACATCATGGCATTAACGCAATGCTTGAATTATAGCACAGAGTCTGCTTATGATGGAAGAGAAGCAATTAAGTATGCAGGAGATGAAGGGTATGTAGTGTTTAGTGGGCATACCGAAATCATTGAACATAGAGTTGCTCTTTTAGATGCGCTTAGAAAAACGCATAACGCTAATTCTTTCTATTTCGAAGTTAAAGAGGATAGAATTTAAGCAATTCTTTTGTAAGGAAACTTATTAGAATTCGGTCTAATGTCTTTCCAAAATGCTTTACCTATCGACCCTTGAGTTTGGTTGTTGGATAATAAGTTCAAGAGAGATCTTTTGTCAACATTCTTGTATTCATATTTAGCACCCGTCTTTTTGAATGTTAATACCAAATACTTTTTAGAAGGTTCGTAATACACATGAGCAATGCAAGAAGAAGATTCAACGTCAGTATTAATTGTCTTGTTTCTTTTAAGGACGTTTTTGATTCTTACAAAAGTTTCATTAGCTTCTGTGACCACCTCATGATCAAACCAATAGTTGACCAAATCAAGGTCAGATTGTTCTAGAAACATAGTAAACTTCATAACATTATTTATAAGAAATAAAATGAAAGACATGACTAATAAGATCTTTGCTTTAATACCCGACTGGGAAAACCAAACCATACAGTTTACGACCTCAGATGAGAATTTGATTTCTGATTTACAAAATAGTTTTTCTAATAAAGAAGATATTTACATTCGTGATCTAAAGTTCATTGATTGTAAATCTCTTACGTTAAATATAGATTTTAATGGTTCAGCAACAGCTAAAATGTGTTATAAAAAATCACAAGGCTTCAAAGACACTCCTAAAATCCATATATTGAAAAAGGGCGATTGCTATAAGGGATTTGAGGTCCACGAAGAGAGAGACATGGTTGTAGTAGCCTGTGAAGGTTTTGATGTGAACCCAAGATTGACCACCCAAGGCGCTAGAAAGAGTTGGGATTGGCACAGAGAAGACGGTTGGGAAGAAATAAAATAACATTTGACAATCTTAGTTTTAAGAGTATAATTATCACGTTCACTTATTTAGGAGAAAACATATATGAGTAACGATCCAGTTCAACAAAGAAAAGAAGCAAAACCAGTTAAGCTTTTTTCTATTAGTGCGGTTTTGTGGGATGATGGTTGTCTATCAGGTTCTACTTGTACCGAGATTAGAAACATTGGACGAAGTAAGAATCAAAAGTGCATCGTACCAGGACATGATGAGTTCCTTTCTTGCGTTAGGTCACTTGTGCCTTCAGTAATGCCAGCAATCGAACCTCTTGCTCAACAAGTGTATGATGACATGGAAGTTGAGGATTCAGAGCATTGCGAAAAGATTGGCAAGTTTACCGTCGATGTTTATAACGATGGTTTCTTGGATGTTTCTTGTGGAGAAATCGTTCAAGGTCAACGTGGAGCGCCAAAGACATGGCTCATGGAACCACGTGACTTCCTAGAAATGGTTGAGGCAAGGGTTGGTCAACTCACAGCACCATTCACCCCTCTTATCGAGAATAGGGGTTCGACCTTGGTTGATACCACAGCGACATCTGAAGCATTGCTTGACGACGCTACCAATCTTGATGAAGATGAAAGTAGTGGTTATGTCGGAGAGGTCGATCTCGAAGAAGAAGAAGACGCACCAGCATACATGGCGTAAAAAGTTCGAGAAACTTTATATATAATAGGTTGTGGGGTCAGGGTTTTTTCCCCACAACCTTTTATTTTGAGGTGATAATGACTAAATATACGACAGAAAACGTCTTTGTAAGAAAGGAAAAGAATTTTGTTTATCTAGGGGTAAGCGAACTCTTCGTAGAAACTTTAAATAGGGTAGAATTCATCGACTTCCCTAATCTTGAAGAGATTATAGCGGGTGACACATTATGCATCGTCGATACCGTAGATGAAACGTTTGACTTCCCATGTCCTGTATCAGGAGAAGTGGTAGAGATCAACGAAGAACTCAAGGAAGACCCTCTCTTCATTACAGATGATACGGAATTTACTGGGTGGATATGCAAAATCAAAATGAATAATAAAGAAGAATTCAACGACCTAATGAACTTCCATGATTACAAACATTTCGTAGACGGAGACGAAACGTATCTATGAAGTTAGCATTTACAGGTGGTTCAGGTTTACTAGGGTCTAAACTAAAAGAGCATTTTCCTGATGCTCTATTCCCAACAAGCAAACATTTTAACATTAATATAACAAGAGACTACCATCGTTTCTTTAATAAAGATTTCGATACCTTGGTACATATGGCAGCGGTGACCGACACAGTTGGGTGTGAAACAAAAGAATCCGCTAATGCCATACAAACCAACATAGTCGCAACATCCAACCTAGTCATGGAATGCATGAAGAGAGATGTGAAGTTGATATACATTTCAAGTGACTATGTATTCGATGGTGAACGTGGGCGTTATAAAGAGAGTGACTCCTTAAACCCATTTAATAAATATGGTTGGAGTAAACTTGGAGGTGAGTGCGCAGTTAAGATGTACGATAACTCCCTCATCATACGCACTTCTTTTTGCACAGATGACTTTCCCTATGACAAAGCATTCTATGACCAAAAAACCACAAGGACGGGGGTTACAGAGTGTGCTAAGATGATATCGGATGTTATCAAGGAAGAGAAGTGTGGGGTGGTCCATGTTGGTGGGGACACCAAAACTGTTTATGACTTGGCAAAAGAATTGTCACCTAATAAAGAAATAAAAAAGATTAGTAGGTTAGACGTTAAGGGGTATCCACTTCCAAAGGACACCTCTCTCATGTCTAATCGTGTTCCAAAATATTATTGGGGTTTGCAATGAGTAATATATTAGTAACAGGTGGATATGGGTTCATTGGCTCCAATTGGGTCAATAACAACTATAAGGACAACAACATCATGATTATAGATAATCTAAGTGTTGGTTCAAACCCTAGAAACATAACCGCTATATCCGAAGACATCGATGGAATTGATATAGATATTTGCGAACTAAAAGCAGAGAATCTTCCTGCTAATGGTTTCACACCAGAATACATCGTTCACTTCGCAGCAGAATCCCATGTCGATAGATCAATTACAAATCCTCTTGGGTTCGTACAAACAAATGTCATGGGGACAGCAAACATGCTTGAGATCGCAAGACACTTTAATTGTCGCTTTCTCCATGTGTCCACCGACGAAGTATTTGGGCATCTAGGTATCGACGATGATCCATTCACCGAAACTACCCCCTATGCACCAAGGAGTCCATACAGTGCTTCTAAGGCATCCTCTGATCACCTCGTAAGAGCATACCATGAGACTTATGGGTTGGATGTGGTAATAACCAACTGTTGTAATAATATGGGGCCGCATCAATTCCCTGAGAAGTTGATTCCAGTTATCATCCAAAAGGCAATGAACGAGGAACCAATTCCTGTTTATGGCAAGGGAGACAATGTAAGAGAATGGATCTTCGTCGAGGACCATAATGATGCCATCACCAATGTTTTAGCGAATGGAGTTCCTGGTGAAACCTATTGCATTGGAAGTGATGTGGAAATGAAAAACATTGACTTGGTTAACTTGATTTGTGAGAAGTTAGATCATGACCTTCCTAGAAACGAAGGTTCCTATAAAGACCTTATTACTTTCGTAGAGGATAGGATGGGACATGACATGAGATATGCAATCAACTCAAGTAAAATAAGGACTGAGTTGGGGTGGGAGCCTAAACACTCGTTTGACGAGGGAATAGAAAAGACCGTCCAATGGTACATTAAGGAGTTCTCTAAATGACCATAATAGAACGTTGTCCTAAATGCGAACTACCCAATACATTTGATTTGGGTGATCCTAATGATTACACTTTGCCTGACGCAGAAATGATGGAATGTTATAGTTGCAGTCATCAATGGGTGGAGGATGGCACTGAAGATATTCTAATAGATCTTTATGGTGAAGATTACAAGACAGAAGCATACATTTTAAAAGGCAATTCTATAGAAGAGGAATTATGAAATTACAAGTACAAAAATTAACAAATACAGCAACACTTCCTAAGAAGGATAGATCAGAAGACGAAGGTTGGGATATTTTTGCTGACGAAGATATTGTCTTGAAAGTCGGCAAAGTAACCAAAGTATCTACTGGGATTGCTTGCGCCGTGGAAGACGAAAGTGTGATTACTGGAACCGGAATGTTTGGACCAGAAAGAGAGTTAAGACAATACTGGTTGCAAATCGAAGGTCGTTCTGGAATGGCATCCAAAGGTGTTTTTCCAGTCGGAGGAGTCGTTGACAACGGTTACAGTGGAGAAATTGGTGTGATGTTAGCAAACATGTCTGGAGAGGGTTATTCCATTGCTAAAGGGGATAAAATCGCACAACTCGTCATTCGCAAGCATTATGACCCAGAACTCGTTGAAGTGGATTCTTTGGGTGATTCTGACCGTGGTGGGAAGGGTTTCGGTAGTTCAGGTAAATGAACTAAGTTCACCAGAGTCTCTTAACTCAAAGTGAACAGCAAGGATGTCGATGACTTCTTCGATGTCTTTGGGCATCACTCTATTTGCCCCACAATTTAAACATGTTTTCATCGTGTTTTCATCGATGCAATTCCCTCTTACATGTTCAACAACAAACATACCACTACAACATAAAATAAAGATATCAGAGTTTAACTTTCTTGTATGATGGATCATCTCATGAGTTTTTATCTTGTGGTCAAAATAATAATCAAAGATAACAGCATCACATGTTTGGACTATCTCATAAATTCTTTCACTGAATCTATTGATGGTGATTATTTCGTTATCTGGTGCTTTCTTTTGGAAGAATTTCTTAAAGCCTTTTAAGATAACATCGTCGTCGTCTAGAATGAGTATTTTCTTTCCAGAAAACATTAATCATCTTTATCTTCTAGTTTAGCAACACGCTTCTCTAGACTAGTGATCCTTGGTTTAAGTTCTGTAATGCTCATTTGAATAGCAATGAGTGTTTCTTGTTGAGTGCTTAGGATTTGTTTTAGATCGACTGTCAATTCTTTGATTTGTCTAACGTCTTGTTCCATGAGTTTGATTTCGCCTTCAACGAAGTCTCTCACCTTTGCTTTGATTGCTTCGGTACTAGATTCCCTAGTAATGGTTTCTTTTAGTTCTTTGAATTCCTTCTCATGTTTGGACTCGATGGAATTTCTGGTATCTGTTATTTGCTTTTGCCAATCGTCTTTAACATCATTCTTGATGGACTTGGCATAAAACTTCAAAAAGAAGCCGAGGACAACAATAGTCCCTGTCATTATACCTATAATATGATAAATAGTTAGTATTACGCTCATAACTTTTATTTATACGGATTTTAAAAATGCTTGGGGGTCTGTTTTGATATCTTCATAGTTATCAAGGGATCTTAGTGTTAAATGTTCGTCAATTATCATCTTAAGATGTTTGATATCTTTGAACGTTGCTCTATTGGCACCAGCATATATAGTCTTGACCATTTCTTTGGTGTCTAACACTTCTCTATCGTTAACGAAGTCTGCTGACATAGCAATTATGAGTAAATCTTTTGAAATCTCTCTTATTTCTTTAATTAATTGCTGAGTATCTCCTTCTTGATCGTAAAAATCAATCAAACAAAGATCTATTTTTTCATGATTGTCTTTTATGTAACATGCCATGCATTTCTTATTGTTGAATGTCCTAACATTTCCAAAACCATAATGATTTAGCCATAACACTAACGTTTTCGCCCATACAGGGTTGTCTTCAAATGCGATAACCTGCTTATTCGAATAGGAGGGGTTGGATTCTATCATGGCACTGTCACTCAATGTGTCATTATTATTTATAAAAAAAGGGAGAGGATTACCAACCCTCTCCCAAGTCCAACCTGAAGATTAATTCAGACTAGGTTTAACTCGCCTTTTCCTTATCTTTCTTTTCTTTAATAGCCGCTCCAATTGCACCTGTTTCGCAGGCACCTCCAGAACATGCTTCACCACTCAACCCACTAACATCAATGTCATAACTCTCTTCTTTAACCGCTGACCAATCAATATCAACATAAGTTCTACTAAGGTCCAACCATTGCTTCCATACAAGAACGTGCTTCAACATATGAGAACATTTACGAAGTTTGCCCTCACTATATCTCTCTGCGAATTGCATAAACCTTCTAACCCAATCAGCTTTTGATCTAAGAATATCGTATTTCTCAAGATCATCATGGTATCTTGCTATATCACCTGCATACTGTGCTAGTTTGGTGGCCCATTCTTTGTTGTTATATCCGTTTTTGTGGGGTAACAAAGGTTCTCTAGGTTCAACCAATGACATCATTTTTTCAAAAGGAACCTTTTCTCCTAAAGAAACATCTCCTGGTGCTTCAAACTCTTTATGGAGTTCTTTGTCTGGATCATTGAGTACAAATTGATCAAAACAAGTTTGCCATAAATCTTCTCCAATCCCCAAAGCAGTATCGCAAGCACTCCATAGATTATTGTTGAATGCCTTAAGACCATCTACAACAAGACCAGATGCGAAACAAGTTCCTTCACCATATGTCTGTACCAATTCCTTTTCATTAAGAACTGTAACGAATGGTGCTTGGGGATAATCCAAGTCTCCTGCTGCTGGGATCAACGAAATACCTGCAAACCACTTACGATTCCTAAAGATGTATGCTTCAACCTCATCCCATTCATCTTCCTTGACGTTGATAGTGTTGGAAACATTATGACGCAACCAAGGAGCAACTGGTTGATCCTTTCTTGTTCCTGCTTCAACCCAATTTTGTTGGGTCGTTTTAACATATTCAAGTAAATCAATACCACTAATTTGATTCTTTGTTTTAGCACCATCAGGCACTTCACAAAGGAAGTTAATAACAAGGTCGGTGTTGTTGTTAGACCACACTGACTCTTCCACTGCAATAGGGTTTTTGGACGCAAAATGCTGTACTGGGAATTCCAACTTGTTTGCTTGGACTCTTCTCATATATCTCTTAGCATGGTGAGGATGAACACCAGACGCCGAACCAAGGATACAAGAAGTTGTACCTGCTGGTTTCACACATGTTGCTCTCGCACATTTATTAATACCAAGATGCTTTGCAATCCTTTCGTTGACCTTTAGGATCAACCTAGCACCCTTTCGTTGGATCTCTGGGTCAAAGGTCACTTCTGGGTTATCCATCATGCCTGTCATAGAGACTCCCAAGAGTGCTTCCTTCTTAACAATCTTAGAGGAAGCAGCGGATAGATAATCAAACTCATCATATGTTGCTTGGATAGTTCCTAGAACTGCCGCTGCTTTACACATGTCCAAAAATTCTTCTTCAGAGGTTGCTTTTCGACCATTTATCTCACAAAGGTTGCAGAATTCGAATCCAGAGTTTCCATCTTCGTCATATGCTCTCATGCCAATTTCAACGCATGGATTATAAAGTGCTTCCTTGTCGTCTGCCCAAACAAATCCTGGTTCGCCAAATTGTTTCACTGACTCCATGAGTTTAGCAAATTGTTCTTTAGTAGTCTCATCTCTAATAAGCAAAGCAGAGTTGTTTGAACGTCCTCTTTGAGGGTTCTTTACGAACCAATCACCTGTTTTTGCTGTTGCCATTGCGTCATCATCTGGGGAGAACAAACAAATGGTTGCTGAACGTCTAATTCCACCACTTAGAACAGCATCGGATGAGTGCATGATAATATCATATGCATCGATAGCACGAAGGGTTTTAAACCCATCCTCAAGGCATCTATCGAGCACCTTTTCGATGTTGGCAATTGCATTCTTAAGACCTCTAGGACCGGGTGCTTTGCCTCCCCATGAGATTTGGGCTCCCTCTTCTCTAATTAGAGAGTAATCGAAGTTAACCTTCTTCCCTGAGAATGATGCATAGTCCACATCGTAATCATACATGGTGAATTTTCTCTTATCTTGAAAATAAGATTGCATGAGGACTCCAATAGCATCTGCCCATCCTTCAATAGAATCAGGAATGACAAAGGTTTCCTCTCCCTTGTCTCGTTTAACGATCTTGGGAAGTTTTGCAACGTGGTGTGTTTGGACTGAGAATCCAACCCCACATCCACAAAGGAGTAAATACATACACTCCTTAAAAAAGTCTACTCTGTCTACATAAGAGACAGTACAATTATAAATCTTTGCGTTTTTGTCAAGGATGGGATCGCCCCCAAACTGCAATGCTCGTTGAGAACCTAAGACCTTCTTCTTTCTGACCATTTTCTTAGCAAATTCGAAATCTTCTCTAATGAGATCCAACTTATCTCCAAGCTGTCTTTCATGCATTTCAAACACCCTATCGACTTGCTCATTCCATGTCTCCCTTCTCTCTTTCTCGGGATTATGTCTTGCGTATTTTGCGTATTGGGTGTAATCTTCTAATGCTTTATTTGCCATGTTTTTTTCTCCTAGTTCCTCTTAGTTGGTGAGAATATTTATAACGATATTTCCTATTTGGGAAGGTCGTTTAACGGATGCTGTTATTTTTCAAGGGTTAATGATTAAAAATAGCGTTTCGTAACGTTTCCATCCCTAAATTGTATCACCTAAAATAACATTTGCAAGTGCTATTTTTAATGACAGACCGATAGATAAGTCGTTGAAAATCACTATTTTGTGGTCTTTAAGATAAAAGTTTCTTAAAGAAGTTTCTAACCCAATTAAGGAACCCTTTGTATCTAGATTCTAGTTCATCTTCGACTGTCTGATATTGACTCTTAATTTGAGCAACCTTTGCTTCTAGGATCTCTTCTGCCTCATCACCCAAGTCTTCCAATTGCTTTTTGGTTTCTTCTAACTTGGTCTTAGCGAGAATTTCGATCTCGTCCAATCCTTTTTCTGCTTTTGCTTGAAGTTCTTCGATTTTCTTATCGAGAGCCTCTTTAACATCTTCAACCTGTTTCTTCAAATCATCTTTCATGACTCTCATCTCCAACTAATGTACAAGTATTTATAGGTCTTTACGGTAAGTTATCTTTTACAAATAAATACCATAAGCAATTATATCAAATTGGTCAACTCCGGTTACATCATCCCTTACTGTCCAAGTTAATCTATCATTAGTGCCTTTTCTCAGTCTTAGACCCCATTTTACCCCAAAGATTTGGTCAAAGTCAATGAATGGGAAATATGCTTCAGAAGTCCCACTAACATTAGGCGCTCTAAATGAATCAGCAGCCGAACCAAACGCAGGTTGCCCTCCTGCCAATCTAATAAAATCAAAGTTTGTTTTCAACCCTTCGTGGATTTGGGTCTGTCCTACATCGGTTGTGACCCAATCAAGAGTAACACCATTCGTTAATGCTGAATTCAAGTTGCCAAACTCACTTAAAGTTTGTCCCGCATCTGCAATAACAATAGATGCAGAGTTGATATACAAGTCATAATCAGTTAATGCCGTGATATAAAATTCCACATTGTTGGTGGAACCATCAACTCTCATGTCATTGGAACCATCATCATGACCGTTATCAGTGAAATACTGCCTAAATGGTCTGGTTATTATTGGTTCATCAACAACTGGATGCGAATGGGGCACAACTTGTAATGCACCCTCGTCCGTGACCTTTGCTTTGTTTTCAGAACCGCCACCATCTGATAATATTGTCTTTAACATTATTATCCTCTTTCACTGTCCTTAAGATGCATCACTAAAGCGGCATATGCTGTACCGCCTGTTAGTCCTTCGAGACGTATTGCTAAAGATGAACCCCTTGGTAACTCGATGTTAATTGTCGCAAATAGTCTACCATTGTTTCCAGTGTACAATTGAACTGAGTCTTGTCCACCCGTTGCAGTATATCCGTTAGCACCTTTGTAAGCAACCGAGGTGTCTTTCAATACTTTACTAGAACCAAAGTTTCTATTTTGGTTCATATCAACAGCAGTAGCGTTAGAAATTATTGTTCCCGCATCTGGATTCTTTACCACAAAGACAGATGCCATATCTGTAATAGTTGCACCACGAACACCCAAGGCAATTGCTTCTACAACCATATCTTGTTCTTCGTCATTTTTGAAATATAACAAAGATGTAGTACCAGTGATACCTGTTATATCGCCTGTGTTAATGTTGTATGCGTCACCATTCTCTGCTGCTGCCTGTGCTTCAGATTCTTGTACCGAGAACACACACGCTTCGTTGCGACCATTTACTTTTAACTTTTTGCCGTTACCTGCACCATTTTCTAATATCATTTTATTGCTCCTTAGTTTTCAAATAAAAATCCGACTACTGCCACTTTAACCACTTGACTTGTGTTTCCTGTCGCTGGTTCTACTTCTACACCAACAGTTGAATCTTTTGGCAACACCATTACATCCGCATCAAAGTTTATGACTGCATTGGTTGAACGAGTTGTGTTAGCAAACTCAGAACCATTTGTGAAATCATCACCCTCAACTCCTTTAAACACATGTCCACCAAATAATTTACTAGAACCAAAGTTTCTATTTTCAACATTATCCGCATCAGTAGCTGTAGAAATTATAGTTCCTGTTGTAGGGTTTTTGATAATCTTAACAACCGTATCTCCACTTCCACCAGTTGATGTCCCCAATATAACAATAACTTCTGTGATAATGAAGAGTTCTTCATTGGTATTTTTTAAATAGAATACCGCTGAGTTGTCAGCAGATGTTAGAGTAACTGCCCCAGTATTGATATTATAGTTATCACCTAATATGGCAGCTTCTACATTAAACCCTTCTGATACACTCTTTACTTGAAGACGATTATTCTTATCTACTTCAGCATTACGACCTTGACCTTTTCCATCTTCTATGATACTCATTATTCGTCTCCTTCAAACCAACATTGAATTTCTACACAAGCAGTAGTAGCAACACTTGGTTTCGTAACTATTGCCATGCTTTTCCCTTTAGGTATGATTATCGCACCTTGATATTCTTGAATACTATGCCCCGGTGAATGATTAATAAATGTCGTACTATCGTCACCATCTGTAACTGTTTTACCATCCCCACTAGCAGAATATACTAAACCACCGAACTCCTTACTAGAACCATAATTAGAACTTGCTTTCAACGCAACATTAGCGTCCGATATAAGAGTTCCTAATGTAGGGTTTTTTATGATTTTAACTTGGAGATTTCCTGCTGTATCTGAACAAGTCCTTATGGTAGCAATATACAAGTCATCATCTGAGGTGTTTTTTAAATACAACATACCATTAAAACTTCCCGTGGTTGTGAGACTTACAAATCCCGAAGCAAGAAGAAACGAATTTCCTTCCCTCTTACTTACATCAGAAACTCTAGATTGTATTACTGATTTTGTATTAAGTCTTTGGTCACTATCAACTTTAGCGGTATAACTGTCTCCAGACCCATCTTCTATAACACTCATTATATTTCCTCTCCGTAAATGAGACTAAGTAGTGTATTCGTTTTCTTCATTTCTTTCAATATCTCTTTCAATAACCTAGTGCCATCTGGGTCAAATGTTCTTGCATGGTCTTGGTTATTTCTGACCTGCAACTCTTCATCATTAGCAGTTGTCTCTGTTTCCCTAAATATGCTCATTTTATTCCCTTTTTATATATTTATATCAAGAAGACCAATACCAACCATTTCCATTTGAAATGATATTAAAGACTTCTCCAGAAAATAAATTAGGATTTATGTTTCCTTGGATGGTCCCTACGATAGCGACGGTTTCGGTTCCTATATTGTTTAATGTTATGTCTTGTCCGGTGTCGTTAGAATAATCATACGCAGTTGACGCATCGTGTAAGGTCAGCGAAAAGTCGCCATCACAAAAAACTTTATTATCATATATAGTTGTCGCATACCCACCTGAAATTGTCGTTACCTTATTATATATTGCCTTTCCGAATTGGGCGTTATCTATGGAAACTAATTCTCCACTAATGGTTAAATCACCACCAATGGTTTGATCTTTTTGAAAATCCTTATAACTCATATTTCACCTTCTATGTTATTTATATCCTTATGGTAATACATTCTTGTATGGATGAGCTGAAGGGAGGCTTGTAGTTAATCCCCACTTCCAAGCAAGGTATCCTTCTACTTTGTGGATAGTATCTTCATCTTGGAGACTTGAGAATATAATAACTTCTCCAATACCACCATCCCAGTTTCGTGAGGTTTTGTATTGGTTTGACCCCAAAACTCTGTTGAGATTCCCCGCTGTAGTAGAATGCCTTGCTCTCCATAATGTCAATGGCATGGGAAGTGCAACCTGTGTAGAAGAATCCGAACCATCCCTATAATGTTGGTCAACAACTCTAGTGCCTGTAGTAAACCAATTAGATTTCGTAGCTCCACCTCCACCATCTCCCAACCATCTTGGAGTATCATTAGGGCTACTAGGACCAGAAAATAGATAGTTATATGAATCAAAACCCACATCCAAACCGTCTTTATAATATGTTACGACAAATATTTCCCGTGTTGAAATGTTTTCGTTGAATGTTAAAAAACCAGAATCGGTCGATGAAAGACCCTTTATTGTAGGAAGGTTATTTGCAAGACTATCCGAAGAAGAATATGTTGGTTGGTCTGCCGCTGTCCCTTGAGATGCGTACCTATTGTTACCACTCTTATCATCCCACTGCACAACATAGGTATCCTCTCGCAAGTCAATAGTTGACGCATCAGAAGCATCAAACCATGCTTCTGTTGTTATAAGAGAGGGACTCCATATACCACCATCGTTTATCTGGTCATTGTTATTAGAAAAAACTACTATGTTATTGGACATTATGGTGCGTTTCCCTTATAAGGGTGACTAATATCTAAACTACCTTGTAATCCCCACTTCCACGCAAGGTATCCTTCGCATTTTTCTATAGTTGCTATATCAGCAGTGTTTAAAATTATATATTCACCTTGCCAGTTTTTAGGAGTATTACTCTGTCTACCACATTGTATTCTCTTGATGCTAAATGTTGCTCCATCGGGAGCACTTGTATTAGTTGCCGATACAGTTCCACCATTAACTCTTGAAACATTTTCAGCACCATCATACCAAACGGAAACGACAAATGGGTTGTCATCTGCGAGTTCTGTGGTATAACCAGTTGTCGGATTATAACTGGAATTATCTATTTTAAAAGAAGTGTTTATTCTTCCTTGCGTATCGTTGCATTGCAAATTGAAATCCAAAAAGTCCGTAGAGTCATCACTCCTTACATATCCCATGGCAGGGGAATCTCCCGATGATTTAGATTCTCCTACTCCTAAAATAGAAAATTGTGTTAAGTCAATCTCCGAAGGTATATCTATGAGCATTTGGGCAAGAGTGTCAGCATAGTGTATCACATTCATCCCATTTATTTGTATCCCTTCCTTTCCCCATTCTGGTTGTTTGCTAGAACTGCCTTGGGACATATGGTATTCGTTGCCCGACTTATCATCCCACTGAGCAACATTGTTTCCTGTACCAAAAGTTATTGTAGACGCATCTGAAGCATCATACCAAGCAACAGGAGATACTAACAATGGATTCCAAATACCACCATCGTCTATCTGGTCGTTCAAACTATCGAAAAATACTATGTTATTAGACATGTTTTATTCTTCTTCAGCAGGGAACCATGCTTGATCGTATTCTTCTCTTGTGTTTGGATAGTTAGTGTTAAATGCAGTTGCAACTTCTGGTGGATATTGATAAGCAATTGCGTCTGGTATAATAGGAAATACCCATTTTCCGTCCAATCGTTCTTGTGGTGTTGCCCATCTTTCTGTCTTTGCTTTATTAGGTTCTAACTGTCCCGTCTTAGCATTTCTACCAACGATAGGCACTTGTGCTATTGTACAAATGTATGCTTCCGCATCAATTGCCGTTGTTTCATCATCAAATACATAATATAAATTTGCCATTGTTTTCTCCTTTATGGTCTATTATCTTTATAAGGGTGACTAACATCTAAACTACCTTGTAATCCCCACTTCCACGCAAGGTATCCTTCAACTTTTTGTATATCACTTAGGTTAGTGTTTTCGATAACAATAATTTCTTTAATACCACCTTCCATATAGTTTGCTTGGTTGCCCCAGTTATCACCATACATCCAAGCACCTATACCAGATTTATAATCACCACCATAACCGATACTACCACCATCCAATATAGTAGATTCATCAGTACCATTAAATCGTATATTAGCGTTTGTAGAGTCCCTAAATCCCACACCAATGAAATCTGAATCTGTTGGTGTGGATGTTACATTAAAGTCATCTGTGCCATCGGAGAGCCTTCTATTGAAAGAAAAAGAGTTTGCTGTACCACCGTTCTGCCTCAATGCCCAACCACCGCCACCACCTAAACTTCTTGTATTCCATCCAATAATTTGTTGATAAGACTGAGAGAAAGTATCAAACCTTGCTACTGTAATAGCTGCAAATTGTTGCAAGTCTTTCCAAGGGTCGGTGTCAACTGTGTTATTGCCGACCTCCATACAATCATTTGTACCATCTAAAACTATTTCTTTATTTACCGAATCATATGTGGGTTGCTGAATACTATTATCTTGAGTTGCGTGGTGTCCATTGCCACTCTTATCGTCCCATTGAGTGACAGATCCACCCTCTTCTGTAATAGTTGAAATATCTCCTGCATCAAACCAAGTTATTGTGTCTATAAGAGCAGGGTTCCATATACCACCATGGTCTATTTGATCATTAACATTAGAAAACTTGACTATATTGGACGACATATTAGATCAACCAATAATTAGTGCCATCACAAACAAAAGTCTTTGAGTTGTTTTGCGTTGAGATAGTAGTTCCTGTCGTTCCCACAACATCGTCCATGTTACCAGAGATAGATACAACCGAAACTGTGTTCACCGAACTATCAATCTTCTTAACATCATACCTCAAACCATCATAATCTTCCACTGGTGCTGGGAGATTAACTGTGATATTATTAGAAGAAGCATCTGCTAAAATAACCTCATCAAATACAGTTGCGTCATAACTAGATGCCGTTACTGTACTTACTTGAAGTTTGTTTCTATTAAGTGCTTGGTTTGGTCGCCATGGG